AGTTGACTATCTTGTTGTTTCTGGCGGTGGCGGTGGTGGAAGCACTTACACGGACATTACAAGTTGGGGTGGCGGTGGCGCAGGTGGTGTACGTTCTGCCACTTCATATTCAATTGCAAGTTCTTTTACTGTAACAATTGGTGCTGGTGGTAATGGTGCGCCTACTACCGCAGGGGCGGCAACGAGTGGTACTCAATCTTATTTTGGTTCAATTACAGCGACTGGCGGCGGCGCAGCCGCATCAGTTGGTAACGGAAATGGGTCATCAGGCGGTTCAGGCGGTGGCGCAGCAGGTCGAGATAGTGGTTTAACTGCAGGAACTGGTGGTGCTGGTAACGCTGGTTCTTATTCGCCAGTCGAAGGTTATGCTGGCGGTAATGGATACAGCGGTGTTTTTGGAGTAAGAGCTGGCGGCGGCGGTGGTGGAGCAGGTGCTGTGGGTTCTAATGCTGCATCTGGAACTGGTGGCAATGGTGGTAATGGTGTTGCTTCTAGTATCACAGGTTCATCCGTAACCTACGGCGGCGGTGGTGGTGGTGGAACGATTGGCGGTTCAACTAGAGGTACAGGCGGTTCAGGGGGTGGTGGGAGTGCAGTATCTAACTCCGCTGGAGCTAACGGAACTGCCAACACAGGTGGGGGTGGCGCAGGTGCTGACTATGTAAGTGGTACAGATAAAGCAGGTGGTAATGGCGGTTCAGGTGTTGTCATTATTGCTTACCCTGACACTAAAGCAGATTTAACTTCTATTGGTGCTGGACTTACATACACAAAAACTACAGTCGGCGGTAATAAAATTTATAAATTTACAGCGGGAACAGGAACAGTGACAGTCTAATGGCACATTATGCGTTTCTTGATGAAAAAAATATTGTAACTGAAGTAATTACGGGCAAAGACGAAACTGAATTACTTGATGGTTTAACACCTGAAGAATGGTATGGAAACTATCGAGGACAAAAGTGTGTTCGCACTTCATACAATGGAAAAATTCGATATAACTATGCAGGAATTGGTTATTATTATGATGAAGTTGATGATGCGTTTATTCCTCCAATGCCATTATGTGGTCATGACGCATTAACGCTTAATGATAAAAAACAATGGGAATGTGAAACTTGCCGTGAAACCTTTACTTTGTAAAGCAGGTCAGAAATTTCGTGAACAGCTGGACAAAGCCTATCCCGAAAGAGATAAACGTTCAGATGGTTGGATTGCTGACGCCCGGCACATGGCTCGCCGGAAGTCTGACCACTGCCCAACTCCTGAAGGCTGGGTATTTGCCCTTGACGTGGACAGAGGTTTGGCTGGTCAATCCAATAAGCCTGACCTTATGCCCGACCTTGCAAATCAAATTCGTCTTGCAGCAAAGCGAGACAAAAGATTCAAATACATTATTTTCGACAAAAAGATTGCCAGCGCCAAAACGCTATGGCGTTGGCTTCCGTATCGCGGAAATAATGCTCATTCCCATCACATGCACATTTCTTTTTCTACTCAAGGCCAAGATGATGATTCACCATTCCAAATCCCAATGTTAGGTGGAAACTAATGAACATGAAAAATCCAATAATCCTCACAGCCGGTGCTTTTCTAGCTGCCTGGGGTGCATCCAATTTCGCGCTTGACTATCGTTCAATTCTTTGGGCAATCCTGGCCGGCGTCTTTGGTTACGCCACCCCGAAAAAATGAGCGCAAGTGATTTGGCTGCATGGCTTGTGGCTGTTGTCAGTGTGCTTGGTGGTGTTGCTGCATATGTTCAATTTATGATTAAGCACTATTTGAATGAGCTAAAGCCCAACGGGGGCTCAAGTATTAAAGACCAAGTCAATCGTCTTGAAACCCGTGTCGATACCATCATTGAGCTGTTAAATAGGTAACACTTATCTCATGGCTAGGAAAAAGGTCATAGATTTAGACACCTATAACGCGCTAGACGCTTGGTGCATATCGCTGAATGAATATTTCAAATCATTAAGGCGCGCAGGTTTTAGCGAGCCAATCGCCCTTTTCATGATTACTGACCAAGATTCGTTTCCTGACTGGATTCTCCCTGCCAAGCCAATAGAAAAAATTGGCAGCATTGACCCTGACGAATATGAGGATGACGATTAAGAAAATAGTTATCCTGTCAGACCTGCAAGTTCCATTCGAGGACGTGCATGTCGTCCGTAACATTTCGAAATTCCTGACCAGCTTCAAGCCCGACCAAGTCGTCACAATAGGCGACGAAATTGATTTCCAGACTATATCCAAGTGGAGCGAAGGCACACCTGAAGCCTATCAACAGACCCTTGGGGACGACCGAGACCGGTGCGTTGAACTGCTTTGGGACTTAGGGGTCACTGATTGCTTGAGAAGTAATCACACAGACCGGTTGTATAACATTATTATGAAGAAGATTCCAAGCTTCTTATCTTTGCCTGAATTGCGCTTTGAAAAGTTCATGAAATTTGACGAGCTAGGGATTAAGTTTTGGCGTGAGCCAATGCCTATTGCCCCAGGCTGGGTGGCTGTTCACGGCGACCACACGCCAATTAAGCAAATCGGCGGTTTAAGCGCCATAGAAGCCGCAAAACGCTTTGGGCGGTCAGTTATATCAGGACACACCCACAGAGCTGGCAGAACGGCTCACAGCGAGTCTGTAGGGGGTCGTATGGGGCGCACTATCCACGGCGTCGAAGTTGGGAATCTCATGAGCTTCTCAGCTGCAAAATACACGAAAGGCCACGCCAACTGGCAGCAAGCTTTCGCCATCATGTATGTCAAGGGCAATAACGTCCAGGTGGATTTGATTTATATTGAGAAAAACGGCACGTTTATCGTGAACGGAAAGGTCTATGGACGCCCCCGCTAGTATCGCCATCCCCTATATGGAAGACGAAGACCCATCCGAAATCGTTATCAAACTGTTATCAAAAAATGGCGGGTGTAGCGTCCGATAGGGCGTATTGTTGCTCTTGTAGCGGAGATACCAGCTACAGAAGGGCTCAAAATGACTAAAACACAGCTTGCTACAACAATTAGGAAGTCACGCAAGTCAGCATCAATAGCAATAGATGAAATAGAGAATCGCTTTGGTGGTAGAGGTGATTTACATGAAGCCGACCTTTATTTGGACAACGCTATTGCTTGGTTGCAACAGGCTCGTATGGAATTAAACGAGTTGGTAATTTCGCAAAACAAAAAAGGCAAGGCGGTGGCATAATGACAATCGCACAAATGATTACTTTCGCAATATGCGTCTTGATGTTGTGGTTAGGCTATAAATCAGGCTATGCAAATGGCTACGTCGCTGGACGCAAGGCAGTTCGCAAATACTATGAATCAATTCAGGTTAAGTGATGAAAGCACATGAACTCCTTAACTCAGCCGGTGACACAATCGGCGTCCGTAACGCTACTCACGGCCAGGTTCGTGACAACCTGCGCCGAACCGGGATGCTTCTTTCTGCTTATCTCGAAATACCAATTCATGATTACCAAGTCGCCGTCATCATGCAGTTGGTCAAAATCAGTAGAACTCAAGAGTTTCCATACTTGCAAGACCATTGGGTCGATTTGCTTGGATATGGCGCAATTGCAGGAGAACTCGCACTTTCAGAGGAATTGGATTGATGTTTAACCTTGATGAATACACAACAGTTGCAGAGCGAATTCGAATATTCAGACAAATGTTTCCAATGGGGAGAATCATTACTTTCCTTGTTCATGAGTCAGCTGACAGAGTCGTCTTCAAATGTGAACTTTACAGAGACGACCAAGACCAATTCCCTTTCTCTACAGGATATGCCCGAGAACTTACAGCTGAGCGCGGAGTCAATAAAGACTTTGCGCTTGAAAACGCAGAAACCAGTTCCATTGGGGTCGCTTGTAAAAATGCCGACATTGGAACAGAGAAGAAGTCAATCAGTCGTGAAGAAGCTGCTAAAGTCAATCGAGTTAAAGAGCGAGAGAACTTGATTCAAGAGACTAAAGCCAAGATGAAAGAGACGAACGGGGAATATATCCCAGTACCGAAAGAAGATGACCCATGGACAATCAAGAGCGCAGCACCGACGACAACATTGGAAGATGCAGTCGCCATGGTGAAATCCGAACTTGGTGGCACAACGGAAACGGACATACAACGCTGCAAGCATGGCGAGATGATATGGAAAACTGGCACTGGCAAAAATGGGAAACAATGGGCACACTTTAGATGTCCAGCTCAGGCCACTCGCTCCATGCCAGGTGGTGAGATTCCATGCGACCCTATTTGGTATGAAATCGGTTCCAATGGCAAGTGGAAGATGCAGGAGCGCAAATAATGGGGCACATTCAATTCCTTAATCAAGATGGAGAATGGGAATCATTTCCAACACCTGAGCAAGAAGCCAATCTCATAGCCAATGCAAAAGCTTTAGAAGAATTGGGATTTCAATTAATTTGTCAGGGTTGCAATAAGTTCCCAAATGCAACCCAAATAAAAGACAGATGGTTGAAACATGAGTGGACTTGCGAAGCTTGCAAGACTGTTAATTCTGCTGGTAAGGCATGACCTAATCCATGTCCCAACACAGAAAACACCGAGGCTATCGCACTGAGCGCGTAGTCGAAGCCTACTTACGCACTTGGTGGGAGAACGCTAGCGTCGGTCGGGGTGCTGGAAAAGATATTCACAATGTGCCTTTCGATTGTGAAATCAAAAGTCGGACAGGGTTCCAGCCCCTAGCATGGTTGAAACAAGTCACCAATCGAACAGCGGGTAAGGAACTCGCTTTCGTGGTGTCGCGTTGTAATGGCCAAGGCGAAGATGCTGCCGAGTATCTTGCTTTTATGCGTTTTGGTGATTTGGTTCAACTATTGCTACAAGCAGGATACGGCGACATTAAGACGGACTCTGATAAACTTATCCCTGAAGATTGCACAAAATGTGGCGGTCTCAAGCTAAAGGACGTCCCATGCCGGACGTGTAAGGTGTTAGATGCCCGTTTATGAGTTCGAATGTCAAAATGAGCGTTGCGAGTGTAATGCCCGGTATGACAAAGAGTTCTCAATCTCAGAGCCACACGATTTAGTGTGTCCATTTTGCGGTGAAGCTATGAAGAAAATCTATTCATCAGTTCCAGCCGTCATCTTTCGCGGAAGCGGATTTTATTCCACTGACAAATAATGTGACCGAAATCACTCTCACATAGTGAGACAAATGAAAGGAGTCACGCATGAAATATTTGACACGCTTGGTACTCTCAGGGCTAGAGCCCTTAAGGGGCTCAGAGCGAGCCGCTTCGCGGATAGCTCGCTCGGTAGCCTTCGCTATTGGGATTGCTCTGTCTATGCAACCGACTGCATTAGGCCAAGGCTCACAAATGCCATATTGGAACATACATTCATTAGCTGATTATCAATTGACTGAAAAACAAGAATATTGTCACAATCAAATTACATTTAGAGAATCAAGCAATAGAATAAATGCAGTGAATAAATACAAGACTGCATTTGGTTATTATCAGCTGAAGAATAAGATTGTCAAAGATGCACCTTATGACGTTCAGTTCTATTACTATTGGAAATATGTCAGTCATAGATATGGTGTCACTGAGTATGATGAGCCTAACTATTGCAAGGCACTCAATCATCTCATTCGCAAAGGCTGGCAGTAGTGGCAACTAAGAAGGGTGACCCACGTATCACTCGTGCGTACAAAGCGTTTAGGCTCAAGGTATTAGCTCGTGACCAGTGGATTTGCTGCTACTGCTCACAACCTGCCGACACTCTTGACCACGTGATTCCAGTTAGTGAAGCTCCTGAACTAGCACTTAGCCTAGAGAACGCGGTCGCGTGTTGTAAGTCGTGCAACAGTGCGAAGGGCGCTCGCTCACAGGCCGTTTTTTTAGGTAAGAGGGCTACCCCCCTTGTCTTT